CACGGATTACTTTATACTTCTTACTGCTTGCAATGAACTCAATCTCAACTAGACAATTCTTTCCGTTGATACTATTGATTAGTTGTCCCTTGTTTACGTTGCGAAATGGTTTGCTGAATAGCACAAAGCACAGAGCATCCAACATGGAAGAATTGTGTGATAATATTTCTCCAGTATAAAATCTATGATCCTTAGAATCGATAGTCAAATCATACATATTTGTTGATATTTCTGTGGCGGAAACTTCAACAACTGTCTCAATCCCAGATTTGGTGATAATTTTAGTTACAAATGGTATACAATCTTTTACATATATTTCATTGAAGTTGTCATCGAAAACAATATGAGTATCTGCACAACCCAGTCTAAACCCAGATTCGGTAACCAATAACCATTCTTGATATGGGACAGTTTGGTGTATGTGGGTAATTGGAGACCAACCTTTATCGGTTTCAATATTCCAATCACTTACCTCAAAACTCTCAATAAACTTACGATTTGTTATTTCAGATAACTGGTTCATTTATAAAACACTCCGTCCAACCTTCAAATTTTTCATTAGGGCTATATCTAATAGATTTATTGCTCTTGATAATATCCTGTTCCATCAAAAAACATTTATGTATGGTATCATTGACAGTTCTAATAACTTCATAAACATAACCTCCTATTGTATATCCATTGTATCTTTGTCGTACAGTTCTAGTTGTTATTCCTATCTTATAAAATATTTCATCATCTTTATACACTTTCAATAAATAGAGAATCCCAGGGGTATCTAATTCTTTATCCCACAATGTTCTATAGTTTATTTTAGTTGCCTTACCTCTGTTTATAGCTGCCTTTTCTTCCTCAGATTTAGAGTTCAAAGTGGCCTGCCAGTTATCTTGGCGGGCTTGCCATAATCTAGTTCCTTCTTCCATTCCATATTTTTCTACACAAATATCTAACGAAAATGTCGATTGAACATCACACACCTTATCGATTGATTCTTCTTCAGTGAATCCTCGTAACATATAATACTCTTTACATCTGGGAGAACTTATTCTATGAAATTCATTACCTTTACTACCTGATGATTTTGCTCCAGATTTGTTATTGGCATCTTTTTGTTGTATTGCCAATTTCACAGATTCTTCTTCGGAATATCCTTGTTTTATCCAATACTCTTTTCGTATAGGTCTTTGAGAATTTCTCTTGTAGTCTGCTTCTAGTTCAGTATACTTACTGTTTGTTTCTGGGTTTATCTTTTCCAGCCAATACTCTCTGGAAAATGGAGATGGAGTTTTCTTTCTAGTATTACTTTGTTTAGATTTGTAGTTAGATTCACCCTCACTCCATCCCCTAGATAACCAATATTGTTTAGTAAACATACCCTGTTCAGGAAACTCATATAAATTACATACAAATTGTTTGCTTTTAGCTACATTATTTGATATATCTGGAGTATTCAATAATAATTGATATAACTCCTCTCTAAATTTAGGGTGTAGATTCTTAATTTTATTATCTAGACAATCTTCAATCTTCTCCTCTGTCGTTCTGTTTCTCATGTACATAAAATTCACCTATAGTGGTTTCTATTATTTGCCCAGTTTTTTTATTCTGGATCCTTATAGGAGTATTTATACAAACGCATTTACCTTCGCCATTTTTTCCAACCACCAAAGTGCTACGAGATTTATCTAATCTAATCTCATTGGATACATTGCCCGTTGATAGGAAATTCTTATACTTTATACTGTTGAATACGATCATATTTCTTCCACGTTGAGAGCCTCTGCATAGAGACCTTTCATATAAGTTTTTATTTTTTCCTTATCCAGATCAGTCTGAACTGAATCAATATAGTTTGATAGAATACTTAGTGTATCCTCAAGGTTCACTGTAGTTGCTACATCTGCATCCGAGAACTCAGAAAAGTCTTCAAGGATTTTGATATCATGCGCACCCTTAGTATACAGTTTATTTACAAATTGATCAAATTTATAATAGTCCGTTTTATTGACTACCACTAACTTCACATACTGATCTTTTAGATCTAGTGCGTCAAGATCAATCGGTGCCTGATCCTTATCATCATATTCAAGTTTGGTGAACATAACAAGTGGATTGGGGATGAACTCTAACTCTCTAGTATCCAAATCAAATATATGGAATCCCTTGGTATCGTTATAATCCTGCCAAGTAATTTCATATGGTGTGCCAAGGTATGTTATGTTACCCTTGGTTGATCTATGGTGATAGTGTCCAGAAAATGTGGTATCGAACTTGCTGAATATACTTGGGGTCAATCCATCATGACTTTCCATACCACGGTACATTTGGAATCCAGCAACCTCAAGATGTCCCATACAAATCTCTGCCGTGGTAGTTTTCAATTCATTCATACTCGCATCATAGTTATCTGGACATATCCAGGGTATCATGCAAATCTTCACACCACCCACTTCAATTGTCTGGGGGCTTGCGATGGATGTAATATTTTTATAGTCCCCCAATAACAGTCCGACTGTATTTACATCCAAAGTATTTTTAAACGCTACGTCATGATTTCCGATAATGATATGTGTTTTGATATTTCGCTTCTGCAACTCATCAAAATAGATTTCACGTGCGGCCTTGATACTGACATGGTTAGTATACTTACGGCGATCAAAGGTGTCACCCAGCATCAGTACAGTGTCTATACCAAGTCTATCTATTGTAGGAAAGAATACATCCCTATAGAATTTTCGATAGAACTCAATAAAGACGCCACTATCGTTTCTACAACCCCAGTGGGTATCTGTCAGCAAACAAACTTTCACTCGCCCTCATCCTCATATAACTTGATTTCAATTACATCAAATACGCCAAGAGTGAGAGCAAATGCTGCTGCCAATTTCATAGTCTTGAACCACTTGAACGCAGCCATAGCATCCGCCATGTAATATGTTACCTTATACATTTTCGCCTTCTCCCATGAATAGGTCTAGTTTGTCTTTTACTTTCTTTGATTTCTTATTTACGCGTTCGGTTGGTGGCATATATTGTTTCTGTGCCTGTGCTGTCTGCAACATTTCCAGAAATTGATTGCTGTACTCACCGTCCTCATCTTGCTCTTGGAGTTCAAAAAACTCGAATGGAGCCTCAAGTATGATACGGTTCTTGATATGTGATTGCTTCTTTTCTTTAGTGATACAACGCAGGAATGCGAAGTATATAATCTGAGTGAAATATGAGAAGGGATTGCTGGACTTTGCGGGATCGAAGTTTTTGATATAACGAAGGCAGTTCTCAATTCCATCAAATACCATATCATCTCTATATGAGTAACCTATGAAACAAGGTTTGTATGATAGGTGGGTTGCTATCTTGTAAATGCACTCACCGATATATGGTGGCACTTGGGGTGGTTCCGAATCTGTTTCGCTTGCTTCTAATACATCCTTTCTGAACTCTATCATTGCTGCCAGAAATTCAATGTTATCAACATAATGTTCATTCGCCATAAGATATCACTCCATTAAAATACCAAGTATAGTCTATTTCATCATTACAGTAAAGTTTATTTTCCTAGGAAGTGAATATTCACTACGATAATAGTTGCCTTTATATTTGACTATGTATATACTTGCGGTGTAGGGTTTGATAAAGGGTGCATTAGTGCTTAGTTTCATTACCTCTAACAAATGATTTCTTACCTGTACTTTCTGCAGTACTTGGTTCGAATTCTTCATTGGGTTTGATTAGTTTCTCAAGTGCATCTAGGTAATCATTCATCTCTGAATCATCTGACATTAATTCAGATTCATCTACTTCATCTTCCGCATATGCAAGTTCCATTCGTTCTACCAGTTTCAGATAGTTGGGAATGATCTTGTTATTCAATCTCTTCACAAACAGTATATGAATTTTATTGAATGAGAAAATATCACCATCAGTGAACTTGCAGTAAGGTGATGCCACTAAAGTTCCTGCTCCATACTCTGCAACTGACGCAACAGATACAGACATAACTCCACCAAGCACTAGCTCATCCTCTGTTTCTTCAATCAATTCACCAATGACAGTCTCACCAGATGCAAACTTGATACATAGGTATTCTGGTATATACTCATCTTCAAACTCTTCACTCATAAATTCACCTCAACTATTCTATAATTAAAATTCTCCTCAGAGTAGGTTTTTAGTCTCTCTGCGAAGTGCAGTAACGTGTAGTTCTTGCTATTCTTATAAGACAGGTTATCTGAAATGTCATATAACTTACATTCAGTCTTGCCATCTTTCTTTCTCAGACCTCTACCAACAGACTGTAGGTTTCTAATCTTTGACTTACTGGGTGATGCAAATATAACATTTTCAATGGAAGGAATATTGGCACCTGTAGAAAGTGTACCAACGCTCCCTATGATAATTGCAT